GGGCCTATAGGAATCAGCAAGTAGAGGAGGAACCTAGGATTGATGATAAAACTGTTGAAGAAGAAATAGAAGAGGAGGATGATAAGGTAAACCCAAAAAAAGCTGTTCCAAAAGAGTCTTTAGTTCCTCTTAACATAGAAAACAAAAACATAAAAATAAACCCAGGTGCAACAAACAATTTAGTAAATCCTATAGTTGATGAGGCTATGGATGAGGTTGGTTCATTGTGGGAAAATCATCCAACACTAAATATAGAGAGCACTTATAGAGATGAGGAGCTCAACAACAAGGTTCATGGACATGAACATTCATACCATTTAAAGGGAATGGCAGTAGACTTAACAGGTCAATCAGCAAGAGATTTTATAAACTGGGTTGAGAACACAGAGGAAGGAAAAAACTGGGCAGAGAAATGGACAGAGGGTGCTGATGGTGGAACAGGAGTGGTATTAGAATATGAGGGAGAACAAAAAGAACACGTTCATATACAATTTAAAAAGGGTCTCTCCCCAACTAAGAAAGAGGAAGTAATTGAAGAGCAAGGCTTAGAATCAAAAGTTGATAATTATGCTTCTGCAACATATAGTCCAATGATTGGATATGCACTTGACAGAAATGTAGAATACTCTAATTTTCCAGGTGAGGTTGATTTAGAAAAGTTTTTAATAGAAGAAAATCAAGAAACTGGAATTAAAAGATATGACCAAGAGGGGATTAAGAAGGAGGCTGCTAGAATGTGGGATGCAAAATCTGATAAAGAAAGAGAAGAGTGGGAAAAGGGAGGTTATGATAGGGAAAAATACATTGAAACTAATGGGGGGTCCATTATGAGAGGACCACAAATGACTGAAGGTGAAGGTGGTAAAAAACCTGACCAAACAATTGGTCCAATTGTGAATTGGCTTAAGGAAGATATACCAGTAGGTTTAGGTTTAAAAGAGGCTGATAAAAACGAAAGGGTAAGAAAACAATGGCTTAGTGCAGAAAATGATGGTTGGTCTCTTCACGTTGATGATAATTTTAATTCTGCTGATGTTTCTAGTTTATATACTGACAAGGAATTATCCAACTTAAATGAATGGATTTACAATCAAAAACAAAGAGATAAGGGTTATGTTGACTCAACATCTCCTCACCAAATTAGTTGGACTTTAAGTGGTTTATCATCTTATTATAAACAGTTCTGGGACCCAGATGGAAAGGGTGGTTGGAAGTGGAGTCAAAGCCCTGATAATCTATATTATAAAGAATTATATGAAAGACCTAGAAAAATTATAGAGAACTATCTAAATAATGGGTGGGAACATATTGGTGGTAGTAAATACAAACATAAAGAATCTGGTATTGTTATAACACCAGAAGATGCTGAAGGTAGAAATCCTCTTGTTGCTAATCATCAATCTTTACCTGAGCTTGTAGAAATAATAACCTCTAATCCAAATCATTTTGTGAATGAAAATGGAGAGTTTGATTCTAACAAATTATTGGATTACTATAATAAAGCTAACCCTATAGAAGCCAAAAGGCTTGAGGAAGAAATAGGTTTTGTTCTTAGAGAGGGAGTGGATGAAAGAAAAAGGGGTGAATACGCTGCTAAAGCAACAGTATTTTTAAAGAAAAATTTAGATACCATTCTTAGAAAACAGCAAGATGTAGCTGATGAATCTGGTATGAATAATGAATATAAAAAACTTGGAAGGAGCTTAGGTTTGGCAGAAAAATGGATGAAAAAACAAATAGACTTGTTAGAAGAGTTTCCTATAAATGCAAATGGAACCCTTGACACTAGAAACTTAAGTAGAGAGGATATATTAAGATATAATAATCTTTTAGGAAAGTTTCAATCTTTTCATGGAGGTAGATATCAAGAGCTGTTAAAAGAACAAGAGGATATGTTTTCAAAAGACAAAAGCCTTGGACTTTTTGAATCAACTTTCCAACTTTATGATAATGTTTTAAAATATGGAAAATCAGGAATAGAGGAAGACTATCCAGAATATTCTGAGTATAAAGATAGAATTATAAAAAGAACATTAGCAGCTAGTGAACAATATGAAAAAACTACCTGGTTTGGTTCTGCATTAAGAAATATAACCACTTCAGGTATTGCGTTACAACAGCAAGTGACACAAATGCTTGGTGCCCTTCCTCAACAGTTTTATGGAATGATTAGTGACGAGAATACATTTGACTGGACAGATGCTCTTGCATCTTTTGTTAGTGATTCAATGGAGGAGGGTTACATGGATATGACTGCTGATGCTGATGAGCGTGGAATACCATTAACTTCTTTTTTCTTTGCACCTAAAAGGCATGAGAACTCAGAATACTTAGGTAATGTTTACTACACTGATGTTGGTGACAATACAATTATCTTTGATAAAGATGGTGAAATAAAACATATGTTAACAAAAGATAATATACCTATAGAGGAGGGTTCTGATATATTTGAAAGCACAATGAAGGAATATCAAGAGAATAAAGAACAATACCCAACAGAAACTAAAAAAGAGTGGGGTGGTTTTACACATAATTTTCTTCAAGCAGGAATGGGTTTTGCCCTAGACATGGCAGCAGCATATTTAACACAAGGAAAAGTTAAGAGAATGGGTTATGGTATGAAAGGTCAAAAAGCTGCTTTTTATGCTGGTATGACAGGAATGCAAAATAGAATGTATTACAACTTTTATGAAGAAGCTTTAAATGCAGGTTTAAACCCATCTGACGCAACTGATTTTTCTAATGCTGCGACCTTTACTACAGCTATGATAGAAGTTGCAACTCCTGATTTTGGTATGTTAAATGCAGGTACGAAAAAAATGCTTGTAGGAGAAACTATAGACGCTGTTTTAGGTAAGACAAAAAAATCTGCAGTAGATAAAATTGTGGCTAGAAACATTATTGGTAATACAACTTTTTATGGTGCGATGGAAGGTTTAGAAGAGGTTGGTCAAGGGGTTGCTGTTGATGGTATTAAAAATAATTGGTATGGTGAATATAATTTTGATGCTGACTTTGAAATAAACAGGTCTATTGAAGAGTTTTTAATTGGTAGTATTTTAGGGGGTAGTACCACACTTGTTACAAATGTAAGAGCAGGGAGAGACCATATAATGAGTGGTTTATACAAAGATGGTGTGATGAATGCTTATACCAGAAGAAAAGAAGTTTTCAAAGGTATAGACAATATGGTTGGTAATGAAACTATGGTTGATGGTAAGAAAAAGGTCTGGACAAAAACTGATGCTAAGAAGTTAAAAGAAAAACTAGCAGGTCAATTTAAAACCTTAGACAATATGACTAAGGGTAAAAATATTTCAGATATTGGTAAGAGAGAGATTCTTAGTTTATTAGATATAAAAAATTCTGCAAGCAGTCTACAGGGTGTGCCAGAATTTAAAGAAGAAATGTCTTTAAGAATCCAAGAGGCTGATAAAGCTATGGAAAGTATCTTGGCTGGTAAAGATGTTGTTTCAACAATGAATACTTTTTATGATAATATGGATTCTGGTATTAATGCATATTTAGGTCCATTTACAAATATAAGTGGTCAAGATGTAGATGTAAGTGTCAGAGCATTAATAAGAAAAATAAACAAAGGAGATGTTATATCTGAATCTGAAAAATCACAAATACTACAAGCTTTATCTGAAGATATTAAAAATCTAGATTCTAAATCTAATTTAACAAGTAAAGAAAAAACTATTTTAAACCTATATAAGAAAATAGAGAAAGATATTAATAATTTAAAAACTAAAAAAGATGCAAAAACAACAACTAAGACCAGAGGTAGAGGCAAGACTGGACGAACTGCCAGAGGAACTAAGGGTACGAGTATTAGAGAAGATATTGAACAAGCTCCAACAGAAGGAGACAAAACAACCCTCAACCAAAACATTGGAAAAAAAGTCTCCTACAAAGGAAGAGAAGGAATCTTAGCTAAAAATAAAAAAGGAGAATTTGTTTTAAAACCTATTGGGAAAGGCAGAAGCATTAAGATTAAGGATGCTACTGGAAGAAAAAGACTATCTACTCTAGGTTTAAAATATCAAGGTAAAGATATAAGTGTAACTCCAGAGGGAGATTTAATAGTTGAAGGAGATAATACTGGTGAAATACTTGGAATGTCTAAAAATGACACAGGAGGATTAGAGGGTGTTATTACTTTAGATAATAAGTTTTCTAACGAGGTAAAAGACAAGGCTAGAAAAGAATTTAAGAAGCTTCAAAACCAGAGAAATAAAGGTGATATTTCTCAAAACGAGTTTATAGATGGTGTAAGAAATATTGAAGGACTTAATTTAGAAACCTCAAGTGATGTTCGTTTTAAAGCAGCAGCTGACAAGATGATGAATGATATTTTAAATTCTGGTAATGCATCTGTTATAAGCATGTCAGATGTTGAGCAGATGATAAAAGAAGCTGAACAAGAATTAGGTTATGAGACTCAAGAAAAGGAAAAACAACAGAAAGAACAGGATGATATAAATAAAAAAAGAAAAAAGAAACAGAAAACTAAAAAACAAAAATCAGAAGTTAAACCATTGTTTGATAGCACTACTGATAATATAGATGACCTAATAGAGGAGTATTCTCAATATGAGGGACCTGAATATAGAAAAAAAGTTGAAATCTTAAAAATAGCTAAAAAACTATTTAATAAATTAGGATTTACTACAGTTATACATGCTGACACAGAATCAATGAATAATTGGTATTCAAGTCGACCTCATTTAGATAACCCTGGCACAGGTAGAGGGTTAAATTACGAAACAGGTGTTGATGGAGTAACACCTGAAATTCATATTAACCTAGAGCTAGCAAATCCTAACACCTCATTCCATGAAGTAGCTCACCCATTTGTTACATCTATATTTAAACTAGCTAAGAGTGGTAATAAAAACGCTAAAAAACTAGTTGAAAGTTTAGAAAAAATTCTACCTAAAAAGTATTTAGATTTTGGTGCGAATTACGCTTCATTCAATAATGAAGGTGAAATTGTAAATAAAAATGAGGCAGATGGACCACTAGCAGAAGCATTAACTGAATTTTTAGCTGATGCTGGTCTTAAAAAGTTTAATGCTGACCAAGGAACTCTTAATAAGGCTATGAATTTTGCTAAGTCTATATTTAAAAGTTTAGGTGTAGGACCTAAAAGTTGGACTGCTGACCAAAACCCAATAACCATAGGTTTAAAAGAATTATCTGACCTAACAACTGTTGAAGATGTGGTTAGAGTGTTTACCAGAGCTACATCAAGTGGAGCTAACTTAAATGAGTTAAAAAGAGGTAGACAAACAATAAAACCTAAATTCCAGTATAATATAGATGAACAAGTTGATGCTCACCATTTTGGAGACCCCAATAACTTAACAGAGGAAACAGGTTCCACGTTTAATGATTTATTTGGAGACGTAAGTGGTAAACCATATACTAGTGTTTCTATATTTACAGATAGAACAAAGAAAATAAAAGGTAAAAAAATCACAAAGAAAGATATAGAAGACTTTATAAAGAAAAATAAATTTATATTAGACCAACATGATTCCTTAGCAGTAGGAACTTGGTTTAACCCAAAAGATGGATTTACTTATATAGATATTTCTTCAGTTATACCTAAATCTAAACAAAAACAAGCTGAGGCTTTGGGTAAAAAACACAATCAAATATCTATTTTTAATTTAGAGAATTTTAAATATATTGATACTGGTGGTGATGGTAAAAACATAAAACATACACCAGAGAATCTACAGGAAAGAATAAAAACAATCCAAGATATAGTGGGAGACTTAAGAGTACCCCCTCCTCCAACACCTAAGTTTCAGGTAGCAGAACCCAAGGGTACTAAGGGTTTTAAAAATTGGTTTGGTGAATCTAAAACAGTTAATAGTAAAGGGCAACCTATTGTGTTCTATCATGGAACTTCTAGTAAAATGTTTACTCAATTTGAGGCAGGTAAGTCAGGTTCTATGTTTTTTAGTCCAGACCCAGAGTTTGCTAATTTTTTTGCTGCTAGTGATTCAAATGCAGGTTGGGTACCAAATTTTGAAACATATTTACCAGGCTCTAGAGTTTTACCTGTTTATATAAAAGCTGAAAACACTTGGGATTACGAAAATCCTGAACACAGAGAGATGGTTATTGATGAACTTGAAAAAAGGAGAAAAACAGAGAGTAGAGATAGATTGTTATTTAATCTAGAAAGAGGTACTTGGCATTATATAGAGCTTATTAGTGGTGTAATTGAAGATTTAGGTTTTGACTCTTATCATATTTTTGAACAAATAGATGTTGACCCTAACGCTTTACCAAGTCCAAATATTGAAACTATAAAGAATATTATAGAAGGTGGTGATAGGGTAAGACAAATAGGTGTTAAAAATATAGCAGTATTTAATGCAAATCAAATTCGTTCTATTAATAGACAAGATTACACAAATGTAGAGTCACCTAAATTCCAAAAAGTTGAACACAAAACAATAAGTTCTTCTATAAACTTTACAAGTATGGAAACTGGAACACCTCAACAATGGATGACTGAACTAAAGAGGGTTGGTGGTTCTAATATAGATAATGAACTTAAGTTTATAGGAATGAAAGACTTCTTAGATGCTGTTGAAACAGCTTACGTTGACTTTATGATACCTAAAGTTGCTATCCAGGATTATATAGAAATCAACAATACATCTATTGAAATGGATGGATTTACTATGAGAATTAGTAATCCTTTGTTTGAGCTTGCTAAAGTAAATGTTGAAAACAGGTATGATGATGATGGTGAGATGACACTTTTTGTAAGTGATATAATAGCTCCTGATGCAGAGATGATGGCTAACATAATGCCAGTTGTAAGAAGTCTTGTTAGATTTGCTTCTGATAATAATTATGATAGTGTTGCATTTGCAGATGGTAGTGTTTTTGATGGGCCAAAGGCAGAGTTTTTTGGTTCTGCTGTTCCTCAAGCTATATCTGATGTTCTTTCAAGTATAGATTCAAATGCTGGGCCAGTATTAACAGGTATTGGAGGTAAAGCCCAAGCATCTTTTGATGTAACAAATAAAATAACAGCCCTATCTGAAGATACTAGTAATCCATCTAATAGTGTTGAGAATACTAACGACTTTCAAGAGGGTGCAAAGACTTTATACTCAACAAAACCAAAAATGCAAAAGATTAACAATGGTCTTGGTTTATGGGAGTATATAAGAGATTTTTCTTTAAAGCAAGAATTTAAACCTGAAGGTAATATACCTAAAGATGTTTTTGACACAGACTATCAATATAAGGGTAGGATTCAGAAGGAGAAATTTAAACTAATGAAGTTTGTTGAAAAATTAAGAGCTGCAATTTTAGAAAATCAAAAGAGTGACAATCCACTTTCTTTGAAACAAATTAACGATGCTTTATCAGACCCTACAATTAAAATACAAGAATTGCAATCTGAACTAGAGGGTTATAAGAGTGATTTAGATTTACTAGAAACACAAGGGAAAAGTTATGCAGCTAAATCTGTATTAAAAAGAATAAGAGAAACAGAGGCAGAAATTAAAGAACTTAAAAAGAGTGCATCTAACAGGTCTACTTTAAAGGACTTAGACTCAGCTCCAGAAATACAAAAATTAATAAAACAAATTAGAAGAAAAATAGACTCTTTAAGTAAGAATCTTAAAAGTGTTGTTAGTGATGAACTTGGAATAACGATTGATAAGAATTTGGGTTTATATATCAATAGACAATATAGGATACATCATGACAAGAAATATGTTAAGAAGATGATTAAAATAATTGACGACATGATTAATGCTGATAATAACCCAGATAAATTAGCAAAGACTATAAAAAGATTTAAGAAAGAGTATGATATTATACAAAATGCTGCTAACATTGTTAGAGAGAGACTAGAGAAATATCGTAAAGAAAATGGTCTTAATCCACCAACAGAGCATGATGTTTTACAGGAAATTAAAAGAATGTTTGATAGAGATGGAACACCATCAGAATTTGGTAAAACAATCTTTAGGGCTGACGAGGTAAATAGTAAGATATTTAAAATAAGAAAAGATATTCCTAGTGAGATAGCAGCTTTATTTGATGAAATTCAAAACCCATTATTTAATATAGTTAACTCTATAACTAAAATGGTTGATGAATATGAGACCATGCAATTTCAAGCAAATGTTGTATCCAACCTATTAGGTACAATGATTTTTAGAGAAGATAGCAGACCAACTGGTAGGGATTATAAAAAATATGGTTATGAATTTACGCTACCATTCTCTGATACAAAATATTACACATCCAAAGAGGTAATAGAATTTATATATGGGGAGCTACCAGGATATAGTGCTCTTAAATGGGCTCAACTTTTTAATGGTGGTATTAAGCTTTCTAAAACAGTTTGGTCTATTAAAACCCATGTTAGAAACTTTATAGGTAACATGTATTTTGCAAGTATAAATGGTCACTTCTCTCCTAAAGCTTTACTAGAAAGCATTAAAGTTATGCAAAACTTATATGGTAAATCTACAACTAAAGATAGAGAGATGATGTTTATATCCATGATTGAGAATGGTATAGTAGACTCTGTTCACGCAGATGAATTGAAATCTATACTTAAAGATGGTGGTTTAGGAATATTTATGGGAGACCTGTTTGAAGCAAACATGGATATTGATAAAGTTAAAAAGAAATATATAAGCATAAAAGATAGTTTTAAAGACCCTAGGAAGGTTCCTGCTTATGTATTGCAGGGGATAAAACTCGTAAACTCATTTGTAAATAAAACTTATTTATGGGAGGATGTTGTATGGAAAGGTGCTGCATACATAAGTGAGGTGCAGATGTTTATTGATGCTGGTTATAGTAGAGATGAAGCTATGAAGATGGCTGCTGAAAATATAAGGGGTGGTTACACAACATATTCCCTTGTTCCAAAGATGGGTAAAAGATTAAGGAGAAATCTACTATTAAGTGACTTCGTATCTTTCCCAGCTGAAGTTCTTAGAACAGGTTGGGGTTCTTTAATGATTGCTAAAAGACATATTACTTCAGGGAACCCAGTGCTCGTTCTGAATGGCTTAAAAAGGTTAGCTGGAACAGCAGCTGCCTGGTATACTTTACCACATGTTTATACAGGAATAGTGGGTACTTGGGCTACTCTTTTCTCTATGATTAAAGATTTATTTGGTGATGAAGAGGAGTATGAAGAACCACCAATAATGTCCCATGAATTAATGAATGGTGAAGAGTTAAAAATTAACGAAGATTTTACTTTATATGAGAACTACTCAGATTATTATGATAATGCTATTAGGGGTGCTGACTTTGAAGACTTAAATACACCAGATATAAGTAGAGATAAAATGATTCAATTATTTGTACCTCACTATATGAAATATGGAGATGTAAAGTTAACCTCTTGGGATGTTGATGATAATGGTGAATTTAATGGAACATATTATATATGGAACTCATCAGATAACTTATCACAAAATACTTTAACTAACATTTGGAGTGCACTATGGAACGCACCTGAAGATGACCCAACTTGGTCAACTTGGGAAAGACTTATACCACAGTTAGAGGGACCATTAGATGATGTTTTAGATGCTTCTATTAGTCCATTTGTTAATCTTAGTATGAGTTCTGAAATGTTGGTGCAATTTTTTGGCGATTTAGAGGATAAGAAATATAACAAGGATACTTTCCTAGACTTACTTAAAAAAACACAAAAAAATGTATGGGAAACCATAGAGCCTGGTTTAGTTAAAGAAATATATTCTATAGCAGAAAGTTATAATCCAGAGTTCTTTTTAGATGAAGATGAATTACATAAGAAAAAATCTCTAATTCACGAGAGCTTGGCATTGACTGGTTTTAGATTCTCAAGATTTAATATTGCAGAAAACTTAGACTTCAAAGTTAGAGAGATGTCTAATCACATGAGAGGATTAGACCCAGAAGAAAAAAATCCTAAAAGGATAGAAAAAGAAGTTAAAAGAACTCTTGTATATATGGATAAGTTATATCATTACTCTGGTGCACTTGGTATAGAACAAGATGGTGTTATACTGCTTAGTGATGATGGTAGTGAAGAGATAACTAGAAAAGACCTTCCAAATAGGGTTAGCATAATAAGACAATACATTAGAGGATTTAGAGAGGGTAATAAAGTTTATGATTTTATAAATAGAGACAGAGAAGTATTTCCAACATATGATTCTTGGATTAATACTTTTGGTGATGAATTAGAATGGTCTGAGTTCCTTAATGATTGGCAAATAGAAGAATTAGAAAAACAATTAAGTGAATAAATATGAAATTAGAAGTATTAAGAATATCTAGTGGACCAGATTCCACATCTGGAGTATTATTTATAGTAGATGATGCTGCAGATAACCCACATGGAGAGGGTTTTAGATGTAAAAGAAGTTTTGTTTGTTATACATTAGAAGATGAAAAAAGAGATAAAAAAGTTTTTGGGGAAACTAGAATCCCTGCTGGCACATATGAAATTAAACTCAGAACAGAGGGGGGATACCATGCGAAGTATTCTAAAAGATTTTCTGGTATTCATAGGGGTATGCTTCATGTCACTAATGTTCCTGGCTTTGAGTATATTCTCATTCATTGTGGCAATACTGATGAACATACTGCAGGTTGCTTACTCGTGGGCGACTCACAGGAAAACAACCAATTAAATAAAGATGGTTTTATAGGTAAGTCAACACAGGCTTATAAAAGAATATACCCAAAAATAGCTGAAGAGCTACTTAATAACAATAAAGTGTTAATAACTTATAAGGATATTGCTTGAGAAAGTAATTTTTTTTGTATATTTAACCTGTGTTTCATAATATTTAGTTTGGGGGGTGGATTTGATTCTGTATTAAGTCATCCCCCATCTTTTTAAAAAACGTAAATGAGAGATTATAAAGACGAATATAAAAAGTTTCAATCTAGTCCTAAGCAGAGAGCTAATAATAGGAAGAGAAAGAGAGATAGATACAAGATGGCTAAAAAGGGTCTTGTAACTAAAGGAGATGGTCTTGAGGTTCATCATGTTGATGGCATAAACTCTAATAAACTAACTGTTTCTAATAAATCAAAAAACAGAGGTAAAAAAAATGAGGGTGGAAGAAAAAAAGGAGTTGGTCACAATTACCCTAGTAAAAGAAAATATGTTGATGGAGGTGTAAGTGCACCTAAAGGATTTCACTGGATGAAAAAGGGTGAAGGTAAATATAAACTTATGGAACATGGAGACAAACCATTTAAGAAGCATGAGGGTGCAAGCTTAAAAGCTAATTTTCCTATACAAAAAAAACACAACCCTGAGCAAGATGCTGAAATGGCTAAAAGAAAATATGTTAAAGGTGGTAGGCCAGGTCTTTGGGCTAACATACACGCTAAGAAAAAAAGAATTGCTGCAGGGTCAGGAGAAAAGATGAGAAAACCAGGTAGTAAAGGGGCTCCTACAGCTAAAGCATTAAGAGAAAGTAAAGCAGAAGATGGGGCAGTTGTTTTTAATAAACCAAAAAGAACTCCAAGTCACCCAACTAAATCTCATATGGTTATTGTAAGAAAACCAGGAGGTGGTAAAAAAACAATTAGATTTGGAGAACAAGGTGCTTCTACTGCAGGAAAACCTAAAGCAGGGGAATCTAAAAGAATGAAAATGAAAAGAAAATCTTTCAAAGCTAGACACAGAAAAAATATAGCAAAAGGAAAGTTGTCAGCAGCATATTGGGCTGACAAAGTAAAATGGTAAAATGTCAATTAAAGAAAAGAAAACGAAGCAGCTGGGCATGAATCCTGGAACTGCTTCAAATAGATTAAAAAAATCTATCCTGTTTAATTTCGCTAAAATGCTGGGATATGCATGGTGCTACCAGTGTGCTACAGAAATAAAGGATATAGACAAGTTCACAATAGAACATAAAATTCCTTGGTTAGATTCAGAAAATCCAATAGATAATTTTTTTGACTTAGATAATATAGCCTTCTCCCATGCTAGTTGCAATTATAGAGCAGCTAGGGTAAAACATGGTATGCCATGCCCATCAGTAACAGCATACAGAAAGGGTTGCAGGTGTGATGGCTGTAAACAAGCTAGAGCAGATTATAGAAAAAAAAGAAAACAATTAAAAGGAAGAGATGAGTAAACCAAGTTTTTTAGATAAAGTAAAGAGTGTTATAAAAGACACCTCTAAGTATATTGCAGCTGGAGCAAAAAATGTTCCACCAGAAGAGTATTTAAGAAGAGCAAAAATTTGTGATACATGCGTTCACTTTGTTAAAAAAGATAATGTTTGTGGAGTATGTGGTTGTTATATGGATGTAAAAGCTAAATGGAGCACTTCAGAGTGTCCTAAAAATAAATGGTAATATGAAAAATATGGGTTTTGGTTTTCAGTTTTCTAATGGTATATTATTTGGTATAAGACACTACGAACCAGACGATGTGTGTAATTACTATGAGATACACTTTTATCTTGGATTATTTGTTTTTTTTATTACTATAGAATACTAAGAGTCTATACCATAAGGACATATTCTATTAAAGAATTGTTCATCTAATTCCTTAATTTGTTTAGCTAACTTTTTCCACTTCTTTTCTCCCTTCTCTCTGGTCCCCACATCTAGTGATGTCCCTGTGCCTAAGTTTGCCCATATTTGAGCATTCTCAAATAATATCCTATCAATTTTTTTTCGTATAGACTTATTTGTTTTGTACTTAAACTTCATAATTTTGATTTAATTGAATTGTATTTTGCTCTAAGCTCACTTACCTTAGACTCAAACTTAGACCTCTTAATCTTCTTTCTGAGAACATTAAGCATTGTTAGTTTTTCTCTTCTTGCTTTATTTTTTGCATTAGCTTTTCCCATTATTTTTTTCAGTTGGGGTAAATATTCCTTCTTCTAAATTAATTGTGCCATCACCATATTTTTTCTTAAGCTTGTCTGCTATCTTAGCTTCCTTTGTTTGATTGCCTTTAAACCTAGCAGTCATATCATCCTCCATCTTTTCTAGCTCTGAAAGTTTAGCTTTCATCATTATTATATCCATTTTTATTCTACCAAAATCAACAGTCATTCTAGTATTCTCTCCTCTAATTTCTCTTATTTCTTTAAGTTCTTTTTCTTCTAATTTAATTTTTTCCATTTTTCTTTAATTTATTGTTAGTTCTTATTTTTTCGATTGAGCGACCAGCAAAGTATGCTGAGTAAACGCAAAGTAGCAAAGTCTGATAAATTGGGACATATGCTGGTGAGATTGAGAATCCACCTATGTTACCATCAAATACAGATATAATAACAAATACTATTGTTAAAAATATCAATGTTATTGGTCTTATGTTTGCTGGTAACCAACCTGCCTTAGCATCTGCCTCCCATCTTCTTGTTACTTGTTCTTGTGCGTTAGATTCTGCGTTAACTAAGATTTCTTTCATCTTCTTTTTTAAAGTTAACTTCTCTTCTTTAGTTGTTACAACCTCATCAATTATTCCTGACGCATTTCCAATTAGTGATTTAAATAGTCCTTGTAGCATTATGTTTTGTTTTACGTGTATATTTTTTCTTATTCTTATATGGTTTAGACCTTAAGTCCATACCATTATTTTTAGCATCAATATCAGAATCTCTTCTAACCATCTTAGCTATTCTTTTCTTATCTGCCTGTGATATTTTAATTTTTTCCTTAATCATATCAATACATTGAAGTATTTGTTTTTTACTTCCAGGCATGTAAAGTTCGTAATTTAAGTTGTTTTTTACAAGATATTGTTTAAAAAGTTTCCATTTAAGATTAAAAACATCTGTTTTCATCCCTTTTACTTCTATTATCCAACCCTCTTCTAGATTAGTGAAGTCAGGCAAGTAGGTTGTGGACCTGATACTCGTCAAAGCCTGGTCAAACACCAACTTACCCTTCTTCTTTCTTTTCTCTATACTTACATTTTCGTACTTAAATTTTTCCATGAGAACAAATTTTTCCTTCTCATAATCAAATTTAATACCCTCCTTTTTTAGTTCAGCATAAGCAAAAGCCTCTAGTCTAGACCTAAACTCTATACCATCTATCTTAGTAGTTTGTACGTTTTTTACTCTACCCTTACTCTTTCTCTTCCTCATAATCTAATATAGGAACATTAGAAATATATTCCAAACCTCTCCACTCTATAGACTCTGTATACCATCCAGTTGAGTTGTCAAAACCCTGAAAGAGAACAGCAAAATCATCTTTGATTTCAAACCTATCACCAAATGGAACAGCATATGACTCAAAACCATCATCCATTGTTCCTATATAGATTAAAGGATAACTGTTTCCTGTGTCAGTATTTTTTGCATACACCCTAAATCCATTGCTAGATATATGTAAGAACATTGGTTTGGTAGAAGCAAATGTATTTTCTATTTCTACACCCTCTTCAAATATAAAGCGATAAGTTTCTTGAACTTTATAAACTCCACTTTCAACTTGTGAAAATCCCTGTAACGTCAGAGATACTATCACTAAAAAAATTGCTTTCTTCATAATAAATTAAATTAAATTAACACTATTCCTCTAAAGGTTCTTCCTCTAGAGCTACACCTATACGCTTACTTAGAATTATTTCTAAGAAATAAGTATAGTGCTTTTCATAATCTTTCCCAGCCTCTTCTGTATATGTGGCACCTACATAATTATCATAAGTCTCCTCATAAGGAGAAAATCCCATAGCTTCCCACTTTTTTTCTATTTTCATTTGAGCAAGCTTGGCTGCCAACTGCTCTGCATGTATTTTAATTGTTGTATAACACATAATATATATATTAGTTAATACTCTATTTAATATAAGGGTACTTACCACGAACACTTATCGAGATTAAGGAGATGATATTTAATTAATCTCTAGCAAGTACCCTTATTTTGTACACCCAGTAGGACTTGAACCTACAACCTACAGCTTAGAAGGCTGTTGCTCTATCCAATTGAGCTATGGGTGCAGTTAATGTACATCATTACTTATACCCATTTTTTCTCTCCACTTCCACCCTGTTACTTTTATATCAACATTTTGTGTTGATTTTATTTCGCTTCTTAAACAAGACATTAAGTAACTGTCTTCATTCAGTTCTTTAACTGTGTTTCCAACAGCACATGTTACAAATGTTCCTTTACTCTTCTTCTTGGTTTCTTTTTTTACACCCCTAACCCTTCTCCATGTGTTCCACTCATACTCAACTTCAAGATGCCATATCTGTTTTCTCATACCTTCTTTTTTATTTTACCTATAAAGCAAAGGTCTATTGTTTTAACTTTAGTAAATAAATCTTTTGCCCCTGGTCTAGTTGCTATTTCATAAAAGTCCCAACCTTTAACCTTGTCTATGCACTTATCGTGCACCATTTCTTGTAAATCTTCTTTTTTAACCTCTATCCAATAATCCTTAGTCTCAAAAGCAAAACCATCAGCATCACCATAAAGCCAACCCTTTTTACCTAGTACATTTTTAAACTCTACAAAGTGTATGTTCTCATCATCTTTTTTAATAGCTTTAACATCTATTTTAATACCATTAATTTCTACATCCCAATGCTCACTATAATCCTCTTCCTCAGTGGGCCACCTTACATTCTTATATAGTTTAGCATACTCTTTCTCAGCACGCTTACCCCTAATCATATCTTCTCTTTTCTTTTCTTTAGTCTTGTATCTCATGGAACTTAGTTAACTCCCTTTGAAACTTAAGACCTAGCACTCCAGTTCCTATATTTCTTCCCTTAGCAAATATAATCTCTGCTAATCCCTCTGTGCTATTCCCTTTATCATCCTGCGTTATACCATAGTATTCTGGTCTATATACTAAGACCACCACATCAGCAGCCTGCTCAATCTCCCCTGACTCTCTTAAGTCTGCTATTGTTGGTCTACTTTCAGCTCTCTGTCCCACACCTCTATTAAGTTGAGACAGTGCAATTATAGTTACACCCAATTCTTTAGCTATATTCTTTAGTGCCCTTGCTACCTCAGAGACCTCCTGCTCTCTGCTCCTCCCTTTTTTATCGTTAGATACAAGTTGCAGATAGTCAACCATAAATAACTTAACCTTCTTAGTTATAACATATTGTCTTATCCTGTTTAGAAGGTATTTAAGAGAGGAGGAGGAGCACTCATCAACATACAGGGGTACTTGTTCTATTCTTCCTACACTTTCATGTATTTTACTTAATTCAGATTGGTCTAATGTTCCTTTCATTATCCACTTATTATCTATACCAGTGTCAGAAGATATTAGTCTACTTAACAACTGTTGAGAGCTCATCTCATAAGAGAACAAACATGTTGGTGTTTTACCATAAAAAGAACTGTTAAAGGCAAAAGCTAAAGCAAGAGAGGTTTTACCCATTGAGCTGGCACCCCCTACGATAACCAAGTCAGTCTCTTGCCAGCCTCCTGTAAACTTATCTATACTCTCAAAGCCAGTTGTTATACCATTGAGCCCCTTGTTGTTCATCTTGTGCTCAATACTCTTTAATAGTCCATTTAATTGTTTTGAAACATCAGTTATACCATCCTTGCTAACATCACCTATTTTTCCAACCTCTTGTTCAACATATTCTAATATGTGAAAAATGTCATCATTGTTATTTAACATTCTAGATATT